GCACCAAAGGTGGGAACCCGCCGCCGCTAAGGGACAATAGAACCATGCTGCGAGAAGAACTCAACGAGATCGACGCGCTGATGAATCGGGACATCGGCGAGTATCACCGCCCTTGGCGCGCAACTGGGGTATCTGCTTCTGACCGCAGGATGCAGATCATGCGCGAACTCGGAAATGAAAGCCCGGCGAAGCCCAGCGCGGTCGATGTCCGAACGGAGGTGCGCAAGCTGGAGCAACTTCGCGGCAGCGATCCTCAGATGTTCCAGTTCGGGTCTTGGCCAGGGGCGAGGTCTCCCGCTGAGCGCCTCGCCGCTATCCAGCAGGGGAGGGACTGAACCATGCACGTGCTCATCGCTCGCCAAGACTATGCTGACTTCAAGTGGGGTGCGTCGTTCCGCGAAGCGCCAGGCCTGCCTTGGTCACCGCACTCCATGGGGGGGCGGCTGGAGCCAGAAGTTGACGCAGCTATCAAGCTCGCGTTCAGCACCACGCCGCCTATGGTCCTCACATTCAGCACGCGTACGGTCGAGGACACCACGGCGACATTTGTAGAGGCACCGGCAGACCTCGGGATGGTTCCGCCCAACTTCTCGGTGGAGATCCTGTGTCGGGAGGGCCGCCTTGAGGAGCTGACTGACTGCTGGTGCTCAGTCACTCGCTCCCCTGGTCGTGCTGATCTGTGGTCGAACGTGGCTTTTCGTTTCCGACCTCAGTTGCTGCGAGAGAGGATCAAGAACTGGTTCCAGTCTCAGCACTGGGAGTCATTCGGTCCGCCAACGCGAAACAAACCCCACAGCCACCCGCTTCCCTACGAGCGGACCTTGCTCGTGCGACACGGTGCCGAATGGAGAGCCCGAGCAATTTGTCCGCCGGGCACCTTCCCGGAATTCAGGGATAGCCCTGCGATCACGCCAGAGCAGGAGGCGAAGCGTCTCAGCAAGTTGCCGCAGAACAAGCTGGCTGCCAAGCGAGCCAGGCACGCAGAAAACGCCGTGCGCTTCAGGCGAGAGGCCGCAGAGCGAGCAGCCCTTCGCGAGCAACAGGAGACAGGAGCATGACCAGCTCCGACACTCCCAAGCCCGACACGGACGCACTGGTGCAGGCCCTGCTTCGCCTCCCCCCTGATGCAATCGACACTGCAGTGCGCCCCGTCTCTCCCGAGATCGCCGATCTCCTGCTAGCCCAGCAGGCGGCCCACGCCCGTGAGATGGCCGACCGGACGGTGGAGGAGACGATCAGGCTGGTCAACGACGAGCGCACGCGCCTCCTCACCAAGGACCAACTGCGCATGCTCGCCTTCGGCAACGACAAGGACATCGCAAAGCTGGCGGCCCAGGAGCTGCTTACACGAGAGCAGGCCAGCAATCTGACGTTGGCACATGCAAACGGTGATGTCGCCGGCATCACCTACACCGACGACGGCGATGTCGATCTCCATGTGCATCGTGCCGGCGCACGCGACTACTGGCTGCCTGCAACCGGGACCGCGTAACCATGCCGGGGCCTCGGACATCGCGAAAACTTAGGCGAGGGTCTCGCTGCGGCGCCTGGGCTCGGAGCCGCCTGCATGTTTGCCGTGGCTGGGCGATGGCTAACGGTAGGTGCCGACACCATGGCGGCAAGAGCACCGGGCCGCGTACTGAGGAGGGCAAGCGACGTGTTGGCGAGGCCTCCAGACGCGAGTGGGCCAAGCACCGCGCCCTGCTCGGCCTGCCATCAGATTGGCGCTACGTGCAGAGCCGGCGACGTGGTGGACGGCAGACAGCGGCGCAGTGGCTTGCTGAGCATGGCGGTGAGGGTGAGCGATGATGGCCACCTGCATCTGCGGCCGCAAGGAGATCGCCGGCTTGGGTCGGTCTCACTTGTGCCCGCATCCTGATGGCCCGAAGTGGAGCGTCCGACAGGGTGTACCCAAAGCGAACGTCTCAGCTGAGACACTTTCTGCGTCTCAGAAAAGTCGGTTGCGTTATGAGACGAAGCGATCTACCCCAGTCTTAGACTTAACTGAGACAGAGGGGCATCATCAGATGACGTTCGTCGGCTACGCGAGGGTCTCGTCCACGGACCAGGACCTGGAAATTCAGTTGGCGGTCCTGAAGGCTGCCGGGTGCAAGAAGGTCTTCGCCGAGAAGGTGAGCGGCACGAGCCGTCAGGGTCGCGAGGAGCTTGAGAAGGCGCTCGATTGGGTACGTGAGGGCGACACCCTGGTGATTACCAGGATCGACCGCCTTGGCCGCTCCGTCCTCGACCTGCAGCTGATCGTCAAGCAGCTCCAGGACAAGGGTGTGCATCTGAAGGCCACGGAGCAGCCGATCAACACGGGCGACGCGGCCGGCAAGGCATTCCTGGGCATGCTCCAGGTGTTCGCGGAATTCGAGACCAACCTGCGCCGGGAGCGGCAGCTGGAGGGCATCGCCAGAGCCAGGGCCGAGGGCGCCTACAAAGGCCGTCCTGCCAAGCTGGCGGAGAAGCACAGCGCCGAGGTGCAGCGTCTCAAGGCTGAGGGCGTAGGTCCGGCGGCTATTGCCAAGCAGCTCGGCATCGGCAGGGCCAGCGTGTACCGGCTGTTGGGAGCCTCATGACCACCGACCTTCCCACAAAGATCTGCGCAACCTGCGAGGCCGAGAAGCCGGTCACGGCATTCATCGGCAAGCAGCGATCCTGCCGGGACTGTGCCGATAAGGCCAGGCGCGCCAAGGCTGCCGAGAAGCCGGGGGCCAAAGGGAAGACGGTCAGGAAGCCGCCGGTCGAGTACACCGCTGAGCTGGGCCGCCAGGTGTGTGATCTCATCGCCGAGGGCGAGACGCTCACCGACATCGGCCTGATGCCGGGTTTCCCCGCGGTCCGGGACATCGCCAGGTGGCGCGCTGAGATCGACGAGTTCGCGGCGGCCTTTGCCATCGCCAAGGACACCCGTGCCGACATCCGCGTCGACGGCATCGCCAAGGCGGTGAAGGAGATGCGCAAGGGCGATCTGGACCATGCCGTCGGTAAGGCGGTGGTGGACGGCTTGAAGTGGCTCGCCGGCAAGGACAGTCCACGCTATGCGGACAAGGTCACCATCGACCAGACCATCCGCCCTGGCCAGCCTGAGCCCGAAGCTGAGCAGGTGACCAAGGCCTGGATTGCCAGGGTGATTGCGAGCTCGTCCAACGTCATCGAGCTGAAGCCGGAGCCTGCCAAGGACGACGAGGCAGCGGCATGAAGTTCGCGACCCCTGACATTACCGCACTGGAGCAGTACGACGCGCTGATCTCGGCGCTCGACGCCTGCTCGGAAGCGGAGCGCGTTGATCGCATGCGGCATCTCTGCCGGACGGATTTGTTCTTCCTGGTCCGGTACGTGTGCAACCGTCTGGACCTGCATCATCCGTTCTTCTTCGATCGCTGCCGGGAACTCCAGGCGGCGCCTGACGGCTACTGCGACCTATGGGCACGTGAGCACGGCAAGAGCAGTCTCGGGACGTTCGGCTTGAGCCTGTTCCACATCATCAACGACCCCGAGGTGACGATCGGGATTTTCTCGCACACCAGGCCGATCGCGAAGTCGTTCCTGCGGCAGATCAAGCGCGAGCTCGAAGTCAACGAGGTCTTGAAGGGGCTGTTCCCGGAGATCTTCTGGGAGAACCCGACGCAGCAGGCCAGCAAATGGTCCGAGGATGACGGACTGGTGTGGAAGCGCGAGGGCAACCCGAAGGAGAGCGGGCTGGAGGCTTGGGGTCTGGTTGACGGCATGCCGACTGGGCGGCACTTCCGCGTCCGTGTGTACGATGACGTGGTCGTCCCGGCCAGCGTGTCGACGCCTGAGATGGTTGCTAAGACGACCGAGGCGTTCCAGCTCTCGGACAACCTGGGCTCGCTCGGTGGCTCCCTCAGGGTGTACGGCACGAGGTACGCTTTCGGTGACAGCTACGAGGCGATGCTGGCGTCGGGCATGCTCAAGCCGCGCATCTACGCGTGCACGGTGGATGGCACGGACGACTTTGCGCCTGAGAATTGCCGACTGATGCCGCCTGATGTCCTGATCCAGAAGCGGCAGGCTCAGGGGCCTTACGTGTTCGCTGCACAATTGCTCCTGAACCCGGCCGGGGATACCTCGATGGGTTTCCGGCGCGAGTGGCTGGGGTGGATAGAGGGCACGCCGCACGCGAAGGGCTTGAGCGTCTACCTTGTTGTCGATCCGGCGCACTCGAAGAAGAAGGGCTCCGATTACACCGTCATCTGCGCCATCGGCGTTGGCCATGACGGTGTCTACCGCCTGCTCGACATGATCCGGGACCGGCTCAATCTGACTGAGCGGACAGAAGCGCTCTTCGAGATGTGGGGGCGATGGTGTCCGATCAGGACAGGATACGAGCGCTATGGACTGCAGTCAGACTTGGAGCACATCCGCCGGGAGCAACATCTGCGCAACATC